CGAAAGCGGTAACTGCAGATGGAAAGATGGTCATTGATTATTATTATGAAAGACATCTATATAATGTAACATTAAATGCCGGAACCGGCATTGAAAAGACGACCGGAGGCGGATCGTACCGCTATGGACAGAGCGTTACCATCGATGCGGCAGTAAAAGAAGGCTATCACTGGCTAAACTGGAAAGGAAATTATAAAGGCGGATCCGGTGGGGAGCAGACCGTAGATGCTAAGAAGTTTGTATTTACAATGCCGGCCGGGAATGTCACGATGACAGCCAATGCAGAGGCAAACAAATATACGATCCATTTTGATCCGAACGGTGGCTTTGGACATATCGATGATATTGAAGCAACGTATGATGAAGACGTAACGCTGCCGGATGTATGGAATGCAGACGGAACAGCAGCCTATGTGAAATATACACTGGATGGACAAAACGTGACAGAGGATGTCATTTCCGGGGCAATTCCAAAAGCAATGATGGCAGGATATGAAGAGGAAGAAACTGAAATTGAAGATACTGAAACCAAAGATGATGAAAATTCAGATATCGAGGACGAGGATACCGGAAAAGATGGTAATGACGCGGATATAGTAGAAACAGACACACCAGATGACATGGACGAAGCAGAAGCTACGGAAACAGAAGATGATTCTGACGATGCAAATGACGAAGAGCTGGATAAAATTGAAGAAGATAAGAAAGCCGAGGAGCCAAAGAAAAAGGTATATGCATCCATTTTTATGGGATGGGCTTTGGAAGATGGCAAAGATACCTTTATCCCGAAGTGGAAAGCCGGAGATATCGTTCAGAACCTTGTAGCAGAAGATGGTGGAGAGATCACACTTTATGCTGTATGGGATGATTATCCGTGGATTCAGGCGCAGGATCTGTATTATACCTTAGAACAGGCACAGAGCGGATTTATCACGGAAGAAGAGATTTTAAGCCATGCAACAGCGATCGACCGTGAGGATGGAAGCCCGATTTTACCGGGAACAAACCCGGCTCCAAGTGATCCGGAGGTTTTCACATCCTTTACGATCCCGGACTATCAGGAAAGTGAGTTTACAAACCTGCAGCATGATTTTGCAACATCCGAGAATCTGACTGTAGTTGACCATACAGGAAATACTTATGTGAAACAGATCATGGTGTATGTAGTTGACACAACGCCTGTTGTAGAAAAGCCAGAGGGAAAAACCAGATTTATCAGTGAAAAATATTTTAAATTAGATCATGAACATGGTGGATTAGAAGAAAATTCTATCTGGATGACAGATCCAGATTATCACTCTGCACTGCAGAAGGCATTTGATAATTTGAAAAATGACACGCCGGAAGATGAGTTTTTAATCCCGCATGAAACGATTCTTGAAATGAAACAATATGTCCAAGATCACGGGATCGGAAACAGTAAGGAGCCTGGAGCATTGACAGAATTTTATAACCGTTTTATGGCACCGAATAAAGTAGAATAATTGCGACGTCGCAACAAGGGAAGATGGAGAGATAAAACATCTTCCCTGTTAATTGGTTTGGGAGGAAATAAGTTGTTGAAAAGAATTATTTTGGAGCATCGGCATTAGTTGGTTCATCTGGAATATATTCTAGGATATCGCCGGGTTGACAGCCTAGGAGTGAGCAAATTGTATTGATATTTTCCCAGGAAACTAATTCATTTTGACGAATTTTTTGCAGTGTTGCTTGTCCTAATAGTTTTTCTTGGCGAATTTTGTATGAAGAATAACCAGCGTTTTTTAAGGTTTCGATGATATTGATTTTATATAGAATCATGTGTACACCTCCTAGTTTTTATTATAAAACATGTATACACCTGAATCAAGTGTTTTATATGCACTCGAACAAAGTGTATATTGTAAACAAAATATGCACTTGAATATTGTGCATATTGTCAATAGACATGCACTTGATACAGGTGTATACTAATATCATAAAGAACAGGAAAAAAAAATCACAGGAGGACGAGAACATGATCTATAGAATTAAAGTTGAAGGAAAGGAATACAACGAGAATTACACATTCGAGACACCAAAGGAAGGGGATATCCTGGATGAGTTGAAAGCGATTGTTGAGGACATGAAAGAGGGAAATATCGATAAGCTGGAAGTTGAGAGGGAGGCATAGAAACATGAAGGATTATACAAAATTTATGAAATGGGCGCTGGTATACATGATCGATAGAAAAACACAGGATGACCGAAGAAGCAAACTTGTAGTTGAAGGGCTTTTCTCCAGTCCTTCACAGATCGAAGATAATTACATAATCCGCAATGTGGAGAATAAGCACTATATCATTTCAGTTGATGATCTGGAAGAGTTTGAAACCGTATACAACGGCTTCCAGGACTTGCGTGAAAGATATGGAGAACATGCAATCTTTTGTCTTGAAGAATTAAACCTTGGCTGTGACAAGGAAAACAAATGGCGTCAAATATTAGGTGTTTATACAGAAATTGATTTTTAAAAATCACCCGCCCCGGAGGTTACGAGGGCACACAATGAAAGGATGGTTGATTATATGAAGATGATGGCACTTGAAGAAGCGAAAGAATACACACGCCAAAAGTTGGCACCGTATTACAGCAACGAGCGAATCGAGAACGTTGTAAAACACTATGTTTCCGTTGTCCGCCCAGGCGTTGTCTTAGTTGAAAATAAAAATGTGGGACTTATGGAACTGTATCTATAGGAAAATGAAAGGATGGTTGATTTTATGAAAAAACTGAACTTATGAAAGAATTTCAAGAGCTTGAAGAAGAAAAACAGGTGCATATTGACGGTATTGCCTGGAATAGTAAGAAAAGCGAAATCCAAAACGCTATAGAATGTTTAAAATGCCCGGATGAACTGTTAGAAAAATATCTGATAGTTTTAAGTCTGAAATATGAAAAGATCGGGCGTTTAATCGCTGGTAATGGAGATTTTAAACATCATTCACATAACAGACTTTATGTTTTTAATACTGCAAGACAGATTTTAGCAGATTAGCCGAAACGCTCCACCTTGGAGCGTCAGCCGCGGGATGATCGCCCGGCTCTGATGATGGCAGATCAAAAAGAATGGAGGCAGGAAGATGTTAAAAGGATTAACACTTACAGAATTTAAAGAGAAATTTCCACAGGTCAGTACATATGGATTGGAAGATCCGTTAAATGTATTTTTGGAAAATGGAGAGATCCTGATCGAAAGAGAATGGAATGGAGAAAAGTATATTTTGGGAAATGGAAAAAGTTACCGACCGGTATATAGACAGCTGGATGAAGATGATTATGAAATCATCGGTTATATAGAAGATTAGCGCAGGAGGGGATAAGATGGCGAAAATATGCAGCGTGCAGGTTGAAATATTATTGACTGCTGATGAAAAAGCGTTACTTGATCATTATGTGAAGGAACAAAATCAGAGATATAAAAAACGCGGAGCAACCCGGAACTGGTGGACACTGGAGAAACTGTTACAGTGTTTATTAAGCGATATAACTTACCAGGCGGTAAAGTATCGCAGCGTTAGGGCTGTTTGGCAGAAACTGTCGTGATTTGTCCCTGCCTTGTTTACAAATTCACACAGCGGAGGCGCTTGGATGTCTGGCGTCTTCGCCACAAAGAAAAGATCCTTTTTGTTTGTTGATCAAAAAAACAAAATAAGAGGATACCAGCAGACCTTAGCCGCAGTGAAGAAAAGGATGATCGAATAAGAGGGAGAGAAGAGAAAATGAAAGAAACAGGAAGAATAAAATTAAAAGAGATACCGTTTAGTCGGACGTTTGAAACGGGGAATGGGGAAGAGCTGTGCAATGCTACTGGTTATGCGGTGCAATTTGACAATGAAAAAACACCTTTAGGTTTTCCATTGTTCTGGAATGAGTTTCAGGACCGAGAAGGTGATTTGTATTATGGCAATTAGGATCAAAGATATGAAATCATCGGTTATATAGAAGATTAGCGTAGGAGGGGATAAGATGGCGAAAGTATACTGTATGCAGGTTGAAATATTATTGACTGCTAGCGATATAACCTACCAGGCGGTAAAACATCGCAGTGTCCGGGCTGTCTGGCAGAAACTGTCGTGAGCCTGTCCCTGCCTTGTTTACAAATTCACACAGCGGAGGCGTTTTGATGTTTAGCGTCTTCGCCACAAGGAAAAGATCCTTTCTCTTTGTTTATCAAAAAACAAAATAAAAGGATACCAGCAGACCTTAGCCGCAGGGTGGAGTTTGTGGATAAGCTGCTGTTTATGGAATCGTTGATAACTGGGTGGGGAATGTGTGGGAAAATGGTGGGAAAGATGTTTTTCCTTTTCCATGATTTTTCCATGCATTATCCACGCGGTTATCAATGATGGAATAGCTGTTTAT